TATTTTTATATCGTTTTCCTCTAAAGTAATTTCAAAAGTAGATGGGGAAACATTAGTATAATAATCATGATAAAATTTAACTTTATCAAAACTATCATCTATAACTTCATGTAATCTTTTATTTTTAGAAACATATTGATTTACAGCATCTTCATTATCTTGAGAATCATTAAATTTTTCTCCTTTAGTAGGATTCCATTCTTCATCTTTTTGGTGTACATTATCATATTTTTCAAACCACCTTATATCTTCTAAATCACGATTTCCTTTTTGATAATCGTTCATTACTGTTCTTATCTCTTCAGGGGACAATTTTAATATATTAACAAGTATATGTTCTAAACCTAATTCATCTAAAACTCTATTGTCATCTTTTTCACCAAAATACTTATCAAATTTAGCATAAAAATTTAAAAATGTAGTGTGAGGAATTTTCCCTTGAGGATGTGCATCGACAATAGCTAATAAATTTTCATCAGTTTCATCTTCTTTTCCAATCCCTTTAAGTAAAGCTTTATTAACTTTGCTCATATCTATCTTAATAGATTCATTCATTGGGGCATTAAGACCTAATGCTTGTTTGTACTCTTCAGGATCTATCCCATTAGGTAAAAATCTAGTTATATCACCTCCATTTTTTAAAGCTGTTCTTACATTAGTAGCACTTTCATTCCCTACTTCAGCTTCTGGGAAGTCATTGATAGTAATATTTGGGATTTTTAATACTCCAGCATATCTTTTTGTTTCATTTTTACCAAAAACTGCAATATATGGTTGTTGTTCTTCTTGGGGTTTATCTTTATTTGTTTCAAATTCTTTCCAAGCTGCTACTACAGGGGAGGGGTATTGGGAAATTTCTACTTTTACATTATCAGGAATTATACCTTTACTTTTATATAAGTTAAATACTGATAGGCTTTGTTCAGCTGTAATAGTTTCTTGGTTTGGGTCTTCTTTTGTAGATTTTGGTGAAATAATTACTTTTACAGTTCCTAAAGGTCCTACAAATTTAGAAGCAGCTATAATTCGAGCTAAATGGTCTTTATGAGGTGGTTTAAATTTTCCGGGAAAAATTGCTATTTTAGGTTTTTCTTCATTTTCTAAAATTAATGGAGTAATTAAAGACATCACAAAAGGTGAAAATTTTTCTTCTAAACTAGCAACTTTATCTAAAGCTTGTTGTTTTTGAATACCTTTATCTCTTCCAACTTCAGTATCACTAACTCTAATATTTTTAGCAAACATTCCTTTAAGTCTATCTATTGATCTTCTACTTTTAAAGTTTTTAACTACTTTAATTATATCCCTAAATTTATCATTTTCAATATCTACACCTAAAGACTTAAGTAGAGTTTTTGTATCACTAAATTTACTTGATTTCCATATTTCTCTTCCAAAACTTTTTCCTATAGGAGCTATTTTTAAAGATAGGCCTGAGGTGTTTAGGTTAAAATCATATTCTTCACCTTCTTTAGGTTTTTCAATATCTTGAGGTATGTTTAAGTCTTTAAAAAGTTGTTCTATTTGGGTAGGGTTTAGTTCTGTAAATATAGCTTTAGCTAAACCTAAAGTTAAACCTTGCTCTTGAGCAGGGAGGTCTAACATATTGTATGTAAATTTACCTTCATCTTCAGATGGGGTAATTATATTATCTATTTGAACATATTGATCAGGTTTACCTGCTATAGGGTATAAATTAGTAACAATAGACCCATGTATAAAATACTTTTTATTTTTTTTACGTGGTATAGTAGGAATTTTATCTATTTGTTCTAGATGTTGAGCAAAATCTTTTTTTAACTGTTTTTTATCTCCCCCAGGAAAAGATAATACTATATCAATATCACCAAAAGTATTCTTTTCAGGTCTTCGACGTACTCCTGTTACATTATAAGATTTATCTAAATTTAAAGGTTTTAAAACAGTTTCTCTATAGTCTCGAATTGTTGCTTTTAAATCCTCTTTATTAATAATTACACCACCTGCTGCTCCACTCATATATTTTAAATATTATCAGGTACATATGCATCAGCTCTTTCTAGAGCTCTTTTAAACATATCTAATATGTTATTTGTATCCTCAGGTTTTAAACTACTTTTAATGTAATCCATCAATTTACCATAGCTATTTATTATTTCTAAAGTTAATGGGGTTGAGGGTTTATATTCATCATTAAATACCTCCATTGCTTGTTGTGGTGTATCTGCGATTGTTTCACGTGTATCTTTGCGTATAAAACCTTTACCACTCTTATATGTGTATCCTGTAACAGCAAACATAGCTAACATTAATTGTCCTCTATGTAATCCTTTAATTTGTGGGTTATCTTTAGGGAGTTCTGAGTTAAATCTGAATTTAAGCCAATCTATGTCTCCTATATCTAAATCAAATTGTGAGAATGAATCTAATTTTTCACCACTTGGTGTATATTGTGGGTAGGAAAAATGAATTGAACCTGCTCCTGAGGCTTTATCACTTGAAAATAAATCAGTTCCACTACTATTAATTTTTTGAACTATAAGCTCAACCATAGATTTTACTTGGATTTGTTCATCGGTAGCGGTTCTTGCTCTTTTCCGATTTTTTTCATATAAAGCATTAAACTCATCTTCATTAATTCCCCAACCTCTAATATCAGGTTTTCCATTAACAAAAAAATGATTAATTGAAAAAGCTAAATCTACATCTCCGGATTCAGGTTTTTTACCTGTAGAACCTAACCAGCTATTGCTGTTAGTTATGTCTCTAAATGCTTTGGATTTAGCAGGGAAAAGTTTACTTAAATCATTAGCAAACTTGTTTACTGTAGGTTGTATGTTGTCAAGAGGAATATTTTGGGTGTCATATTCAGTATTTTTAAATACATTTCCACCTTCTTTAATAAGTACCTCCTTTAATAAACTAATTAAAGATGCCATATTATATTTTTATTTATAAATATAGTATATTATGTGTTTATTTGAATTTCAGTAGGGAATGTTTGGAGATTAGGTTTTGGGTTGGGATTTTCTAAATTGTAAAGTTCATGTATATTTTCAAATAATTTAAAATTATCTTCAATGCTACGAGAGGGTTCATATAATTCCCATCCTTTACCTTGGATTTTTATCCCCTTTTTATCTTCTTTTTGTTTTGGAGATTTTAACCATATAATACCAATACGATCTATTTTTTCTTCATACAGTTCATTCCAAGCTTGAGTATATGCTGATAATTGCAATTCATGGGAAGTATGGAGAGATTTAGATGTTTTAATATCTAGTAACCATCTTTCCCCTTTAATTTCTACTATTAAATCACAAGTACCTGCAAATTTATATTTTTCAGAAAATAAATGGATTTCACATTCTAATAGTGTAGGTTTATGGGTTGACCAAAACTCATGGAATTTTAAAATCATTTTCCAAACAAATGTAGAGTAGTTTGAATATCCTGCTTCATTTATCATTTGGATTTTTTTACCTGATAGATAGTCTTCAATGGCTTCATGTACTTGGGTTCCTTCTGCCCCAGCTTTTCTCATAATAATGTCTGCATTATGACCTACATCTTTTAACCATGTTTCAAAAAATCTATTCTTAGGCATGTATTGTAAAATAGTAGTGACAGATGGATAATATTCATCATTTCGAGAATAATAGCGATTGTCCATTATTGTTACTCTTTTCATTTCTTGATCTATGTCAAGTAAACGAGTAGTTTTTTTCTTAAAAACATTTACATCTTTTTCTATCATAATAGTTGTAATTTTTTCTCCATAAGTGTGTATTCAGTTAATGGAGTAACTGTTTGTATGAGTTTAGTAAAATCCTTAAAACCTAACTCACTTGGGTCTTTCCCTTGTAATTCAACAAAATAAACTTCTTTTCCAACATTTAATAATTGTTCACAAAATTTTAAAGCTTGGCTCATTGCATCATTATCTAAAGCAATATATACTTTTTCTACTTTAGATTCAACCAATCTTTTCATTAGTGAAGGTTGAATATTTTTTCCAAATAGTGGTATAGCATTTCTTTTTATAGCCATAGCATCAAATGGTCCCTCACATAATATAATAGGTAAATCCCAATTAATAAATAATTCAAACGGTATAATATCGCGTGAAGCATCCGGGTTACGGTATTTTATATAAGGATTTTTTTCAAATGATCTCGCGGTAAAATAATTTAATTTACCATTATTATCATATGAAGGTATAATAACCATATTAGAATATCGCCCATAATCACAATATCCTATATTATATTTTAAAATGTCTTGAGTTGTTACATTTCTTTTTTTTAAATAAGAATAAGCATGTTTAGCAACAATATCCTTATTATTTGAAAATCTTTTAAATTCTTTAGGTAGTTGTAATTGTTCTATTTTTATAGAATCATTTTTATCATTATATACTATTTTTACTAACTTACCTAGTTCTTGAAAATATTCAGTAGAAACTTTTAATTGATTAAATAAGCTTTTTATAGTTTTACCTTTTTTACCACATACCCAACATTGCCACAAGTTAATACCTTTTTTACTTTCAGTATAATTAACTTCTAACTTAGGTTTATGGTGGTGACAAAAAGGACAATTGTGAGCTTGATTACCTCTAGCAGTACGTTTACCTTTACCTAAAACTTTATTTACCAAGTTAACTAGTAACTCATTTCTCATATATGTAATGTATGAAACCTATTTTGCTAATCAAAATCTCTTCTAAAAAACTTACCTAATATGTTATCATTATAGTACATTTCGGGTTCTTCTAATACTCTATACACAAATAAAACTTGTGTTTCATAATAAGTTAACAATTTTTTTGTTGGGGCAAATCTTAATATTTCTTTAGTAAAGTTTTCTTTAGGTTCTGATTTTAGTAATTCGTTTAGGGGTTTATTTGATCCCCAATAGGTTTTCCAATCAGATTCTTTTGTAGCTATTTTGTAGGCAGGTTTTCTTCCTACTATTCCTTCATATAAAGCTAAATCTTTTTTAGTAAGTTTAACTTTACGGTTATGAAATAATACCTTTTTACCAATATATGATTTATCAGTTGATGTATGAGTTATTTTATAAATAAACCCAAAAGTGTGTTCAGGGAATTGAGAAAGATTCTCAATTTCTTTTTTATCGTATGTCCAGTTCATGATTTTATAAGTCTAAGTTGACAAGTATTGATGTGTCTGTAACTTGAGATATTGGGAGGGGTTGTGCTAATTTTGCTACCGCAATTAACTCTTTAGCATTATTATACATTCCTACTGTAGTTACATATGGTGTAAAATATGAACCTGTAGCAAAATCGTATAAGGTACTATCTAAAGAACTACCTGATATAATTGTAGGGTTTTGGGAAAAATTAAATTCGTTTTGGCGTAACGTACATTTATATTGTGA